TATCAAGGTTGATGGTACGAACTCGTTCAAAGTTCCGACCATGACTGACAGCGCCGCCGCCGTGTTGACTGCGGAAGCAGCTTCCTTCGATGAAAAAGAACCGACTTTTGGTGAAGTGACATTTGTTCCTTACAAGTACACCAAACTTGTGAAAGCTTCAGATGAAACCCTGAACGATAGCCGTATTCCGATCATGGATATTGTTGGGCAGGATGCTACTCAGGCATTCGCCGCCGCTGAAAACGCCGCGTTTACTACCGGCACGGGTTCAAGTCAACCGCAAGGCGTGGTGACTGGCGCAAGCGCGGGTGTTACCGCCGCTGCAACGGGCGCGATTACCGCCGATGAAGTCATCGGTTTGTATCATTCGTTGGCAGACCTGTACCGTATGAATGCGGTATGGATGATGAATGATGCAACCTTGAAGGCTATCCGCGTGTTGAAAGACACCACAAACCAGTACTTGTGGTCGCCCGGCTTGGCAACTGGCGAACCGTCAACCCTCCTCGGTCGCCCGGTGTACATCAACAACAGCATGGCGACGATGGCAACTGGCGTTAAGTCGGTTCTGTTCGGTGACATGTCCTACTACTGGATCGCAGATTTCAGCGGCATGGAAATGAAGCGCCTGAACGAACTCTACGCCGCCAATGGTCAGGTTGGGTTCACTTGGTACAGCCGTTTTGATGCTCATGTAATGTTGAGCGCGGCAATCAAGGTTATTACTCAGGCTTAATAGCCTGCCGTTTGTTATATGGGGGCGGTTCATTCGCCGCCCTCGTATCATTGAGGAGTAATTATGTTAGTTAAAATGCTTGTATCGTGCGCAGGTTCGGACGATGGGAAGTTTATATCCCCTAACGTGGGTGATGTAATCGAGCTTTCAGACGCAACCGCTAAAGAGTTTGTTGCTATCGGTTACGCGGAAGCTGTGGAAACTGTGAGCGAGGAAACCCCCGCCCCAAAGCCTAAGCGTAAAAACTAGTTAACGGGATTTTGGCGCAACGACAGCACGAGTACCGCCGCGAAAGCGAATAGCGCAATAGAAATCACGCCGTAGAAGGTTGCTTGCGGGTAAATTATAGCGATGGATACCGCATTATTAGGCATCCAGCTATAACGCGCGGGGAATGTAAACGCATAGATACCAACCGCGACACCTGCCAACATGACAACGGCGGTAAACAACTCAACAATAAAGCGCATATTGACACCTCATATTAGTAGTAATACTTCACATCATAGCATGAAACGGCAACCATGACACCTGAAATTATGCGGTATCTGGGCAGTCTAGCGCAATCGGTTCTTAGTGAACCGGGGCTAGTGCTAGAGGTGGGGAGTCTTAACGTCAACGGTACGGCGCGGTATGCGTTCTCACATGCTACGGGTTACTGTGGAACGGATATGCAAGCGGGTGATGGGGTAGACATGGTGGTAAACAATACCGACCTGCTAGCCACGTTCGGCGCGGGTTCATTTGACACGGTGGTATGCTGCGAAACGTTGGAGCATGACTGCGATTACATGGGAACGGTTCGTCAACTGCGTGAGATCGTAAAGGTTGGCGGGTATCTTGTTATCACAACGCCGTCGTTTGGTTTTCCTGAGCATTTATATCCCAAACATTACGCAAATTTTGGGCAAGATGCATTCCGTGAATGGTTCTTTGACGGAATGCAAATAGTTGACCTTCGATACATTGACAGCAGCATCGGCGCAAACACAACCACAGTTGGAATTGCGAGGAAGGCTACAGTATAATAAACCTCGTTAGGGGGTAGCTTAGTCGGCAGAGCATCGGGAGTAGCGGTGAAATTGAAGATCGCTAAATATATTCACCGAAGGCGGAGGTTCGACTCCTCCACCCCTATTGTAATCATGACTACATGGGCAACTATAGATAACTCCAAAAAGAGGTAGAATGTATGTGGCCTAATATTGATAAAAGCAACCGCCTTGTATTTCCTATGCCAGAACCCATAAAGGTGGAATTTAATCAAATATCAACCGAACTCGAACGGCTAAAAACCACATGCTATTTACAACGTTTAGAGATAGAGATTGCAAAAGATTTCAATGAGTATCCTAGTAATGATGGGAGGATACTCATTAGAGATAGTAGGCAATTTTTAATTATCACTTTTTTGGTTGAGGATACATTGGAGAGTGTTTACATAATCACTAGTGCAATTGTAGCGATTATGAATAAATACGCAGGTATTCCCCTTACATGAGCAACTATGACACAAAAAGCGAAACCGTCCAACCTGTTTACAGATAACCACTTAGTAAAAGCTGAGATTGTTTCTAACAACGACTTAGTTATTGACCCGATAATAGCTAATGCTACGGGTGGGGTTATGTCTGTTGAGTTAGACGAAACAATGTTGCACGATATGAACTTCGGGTTATTCGTGTGTGTGCACCTTCCTAACAATCAAGTTTTATTTTTAAGGTTTAACGAGACAGCTTAGTGAACATATTCGTAGTAACCCCGATACAACGCGCTAACCAGCGCGTTTTTTATTACCCGCAAGCGATGGCGAGTATCTACGCGCTAGAGTGGCAAGGTGGAACTGTTACGCATTACTGCCCTAGTGGGGGTGATGACGGGCAACCCGACAGCATCAACCGCAAGTATAACGAGGCGCGGGATGTGTTCCTAGCGGGAACGTGGGATTACTTCATGTGTGCAGAGTCAGATATGATTATTCCTATAGACGCGCTCGAAAAACTGCGGCGGTTAGATGCGGATATAGCCTATGGGCTTTACGTGTGGCGCAAAGCAAAGCACGAATGGAGTGCATACCGAGAGCTTACGGTTACTTCAGGTGTCAGCATATCAAAGACGCCGGACTTAGCGCGGGAATGTTGGGGTAAGGTCATTGAAGTGGCAGGGGTGGGGCAAGGTTGCACACTAATTAAACGGCATGTGATCGAAGCGCAACCCTTTCGCTGGCGGCAAGGCATGATAACCGATTGGCTTATGTCGATAGACGCGCAATACAACAACTTTACGCAACTGTGCGATCTATCGGTAGTGTGTGGGCATATCAACGGGCAAATGGTGTTATACCCGGATCCGACAACGGACGGGTTATTTAGGATAGATACATTATGAGCTATGTTAATCTAAGCACATTTAAGCGGTACGTAGGCGCTGATGCTACTACCGATGACGACTTGCTACAGGATTGTTTATCCGACGCTCAAAAGTACATCGAAACCCAAACAAGTCGCATATTTGAATGTACAGCGGATACCACGCGATACTTTGACGCATTCGCCGATACCGAACAATACCGTGAACTATTCTTTGACACCGACCTATGCCAGATTACAAGCGTAGTGAATGGCGACGGGGCAACGATTACAACAGCCCAATATGTGACGAACCCACGCAACATTACGCCCTACTATAGCATCCAATTAAAACTCAGTAGTACAACCTACCTCAACTATGACACGTCGCCTGAAAACGCGATTGCAATAACGGGGCGATGGGCGTATAGCCTAACACCCCCACGGGACATTATTCACGCGACTAAACGGCTTGCGAAGTGGTACTACAACCAACGTGACACAAGCGCGGAAGTTGACCGTCCAATGCTAACGAATAGCGGCGCTACGTTACTCCCTTCCGCTATCCCGAAAGATATAAGTGACATCCTCAACACGTATAAAAGGCGGCAACCATGACGAGTGAGATTAGCGCTATTTATACCGCGATTGAGGAAATGACCGTCAACGTTAACAGCGCGGCTCCCATTGTCTACGGGTTAACAGGTATTCCTAATTCACTCCCTAACGCTAACCTGCCGTGTCGTATTCTGCTAGACCTTGCCAACGCGGGGGAAGGACAGACGATGGAATTTAGAACGGTTGGCAGTGGCATAAATGGCGGCGGCAAGCAATACGTTGATTGGCAATTTAACGACTTAATGCTCTACCTCCCACTAGCGCTAGGCACGGGCAATAAGCAGGTTGCAAGCGTTCTTGTGGAGTATTTAGGCGCGTATATTGATGCGGCAAGAGATAACCGTGAGCTTGTAAACACGGCTAATAGTAGCGCGTCGATTACAGGGTTAAAGGTTACGCCGGGGGTTTATGAGTATCCATCGGGCAGCGGTTCTCAATATTGGGGATGCATGACTGCTATAACCGTTCGTGAAATTATAGGCTAAAGGTGAAACATGGCAAAAGTAACAGTACGGGCGATGACGAATATGGGGTGGAACCCTGAATTCTATCCTGACAAGCAAGGCCTTTGGGCGAAAGCTGGCGACGTGGTAGAAGTACCTGAATTTTATCAAGATCGCCCCGATTTGGTTGACATTTGGGTTAAGTTAGGCGCGGTGGAAATTGTTCAACCGCCTGCCGTTTATAAGCCGAAAACGCAAGATAAAAAGGATGGTGCATAATGACCTCGTTAAGCAAGTATAAAGGTGTAGTCAAGGCCGACGCGACATCAACCGCAACCGTATTGACCGATTACAGTAGCACGATTATCGACTTCCAACTACCGTTCACAAAGAACGCAGGTTCGCACTTTGTTATTAATAGTGCGTGGCGTGTGTCTACTGAAGGTGGAATGCAGATGGACGCCACCGTTACCTGTGAAGTATCAGCATCTGTTGCAAGCGCCTACCAAGTTTTTAAGGCGTGGGCAGAAGCTGGCGGGGCGCGGACGATGGAATTCTATACGCCTGATAGCACGACCGGGTCACTCAAGGTTACAGGCGAATGGATTTGCCTCGGTCCTGATAACTCTTTGGATGTTGCGGGTGGGAGCGGTGATGCGATGGTCGCTAAATTCAAGTTCCAATCGGACGGGGCGCAAACCTCTAGTACGGTATAACTATGAACGAATTCGATCTATCGGTACTCGACACAGACACCATTACTGCAACCATCACTGTGAAGTATGGCGCGGCGCAAACAAAGCAGTTTAAAGTCACCATAGCCACCCTCTCATGGGAGGAGTGGCTAGAGTGCGAGTCTGTTATCCCTGATCCAGTCGTGCCAAAGACTAAAGTTATCTATGATGATAACGGTGAAAACCCGCGCAAGGTTGAGAACAAAGACGACCCCGATTACCTGAAGAAACGGGACGCTGTTATCTGGCGGCGTAACGGCTTACGGGTGGTCAAATCGCTTGAAAAGGCGGGGGTTATGATGGATGGCACACGAGATGAGAAGAT